TGGATAACATCCTGAAATGCGGTCAAGTACTCGACGAGCAGAATGTGCCTGAAGATGGTCGCTGGATGGTGATCCCTGCTTGGATGTCGGCAATGCTGAAGACTTCCGATCTGCGTCAAGCTTACCTTACTGGTGACGCTGAGTCCCCTCTGCGTAACGGTAAGATCGGTATGATCGATCGCTTCACGCTGTACGTTTCTAACAACCTCGACGTTGTTAGCGATGGCGGCACCAACTGCTGGCACGTTCTGAGCGGCACTCGTGATGCAATCTCGTTTGCTTCTCAGATCACCAATGTTGAAACTCTCCGCGCACAAACTACGTTCGGCAACATCGTTCGTGGCTTGAACGTGTATGGTTTCAAGGTTGTTAAGCCAGAAGCTCTGGTTGACCTGTATGTCTCGAAAGACTAATCTAGTCTAACGGACGGGAGGGGGCTCTTACACGGGAGCCTCTTCCCATTTTTTCTTTTATGAGGCTTTATGTCTAACGTCAAAAGTAAGCACAACTTGTTAATCCAACGTAGTACTGGTCGTATCTTCCAGTGGAATGAAAAACTGGAAAAAAGAAACGACATGGAAAAGTATGTACCCGAAGCGCCGAAGAAGGTAGCTGCTAAGGTGGTACACGAATCCCTCGATGAAGATTTACAGGTATCCACTGAACCTGATGCGTCTGATATGGCTGCAGCAGTGTTTGGTAAAAAGAAGGCATCCAAAGATTAAACGTCAGAGGGTGCTGTATGCCCTCTACCCAACCGAGGGCAAGCTATGAAAAAGTTTCTGGTTGCAGCGCTAGCATTACTGTTGTCTCTTACCGCGTTCGCTCATGAATGCGAAGAGTGTGATAGACCCGGTAAGCCTCACTACCATGCTATGTTCTTTGATAACAACAGGGGTGGGCTTACCATTATCACAGATAGGCAAGAACATTGCGGTGGCATGAAGATGATGGATGGCTACGCATTCTCAGCAGAGAACGAGTATGTAGAGTTCTGCTGGATTCCAAGAGGTGATGCTGTTCTGGTTAAGTTCCCTGATATGGAGCCCGGCATCTGGCCGTTCGAGGCATTCAAGCCTTTGTATAAGGAACCAGATATATCTCATTTGAAAAAGTAAGGAGCTGCAATGGCTAAGAATTGGATCGATAAAGCAATCAAGAAACCGGGTGCGCTGCGTAAGCAACTAGGTGTTAAAGAGGGCGAGAAGATTCCAGAGAAGAAGTTAGCCAAGGCTGCGAAGGCTCCGGGTAAGTTGGGTCAACGCGCTCGACTTGCCCAGACCTTGAAGGGATTTAAGAAATGAAGAAAGATCCTAGGTTAGAGAGGGCGGGTGTTGCTGGCTTCAACAAGCCTAAGCGCACTCCAGATCATCCAACCAAGTCACACGTCGTTGTGGCAAAAGAAGGTGATCAGGTCAAGACAATTCGTTTTGGTCAACAGGGTGTTCAAGGCTCACCCAAGAAAGCCGGGGAATCAGAATCGTACCGCAAGCGCAGAGAAAGCTTCAAGGCTCGTCATGCCAAGGATATAAACAAAGGCAAGATGAGTGCTGCGTACTGGGCCGATAAAGTTAAGTGGTGATAAAGAATGTCCCATACCTTCCAAGAGATAATTGATGATGTGCGAGTCACCCTTAACGATGCATCAGGCGTTCGGTACACTGATGAACAGTTGATGAGTTACTGCAATGATGGCGTGTCTGAGATGTTCCGCGTGCGTCCAGACTTCAGGCTAGGTAGTGGTCTTAGTTGGGGTGCAGACGATCCTGAATACGTTGCCACAGACCCCATACCGCTTCCTCATAACGTGCAAAAGTTGCTTTCATACTACGTTGTCTTTAGATCTGAACTTAGAGATGACGAGTATTCTGAAGGAACTAGAGCAGCAAATCTACGCGCACTATGGCAGAGGGAGTTGATACAAAAATGAAAAGCCATAACGACTTCCTAGATAATGTTATGCCTCACGTTCCATCTGCGAACGTAGACATGGCACTACTAGAAATTAAAAACACAATCATTGACTTCTGCGAAAAGTCTTTGATCCTACAAACCACACTAGATCCTATAACTGGGATTGTGAATGTATCTGACTATGACCTTGAGCCACCTAAGGATAGGAAAGTAACAAAGATCCTGAAGGGCTGGTACAAAGGTAGGGAGCTTACCCCCGTCTCATTTGATGAGATCAATACTCCTGCTGCGTACAATCCAAATGCAGCAGATGCACCAGTAAGGCGTGAAGATCCGCGGAACGTATGGCAGAAAGATGCTGATACGTTTTCTGTTTATCCAATCCCTAATGAAACACTTGCCAATGCTATGACTCTAGTTGTAGCGTTAAAGCCAAATCGTAGCACTTCATCTATTGACGATGTTATTTACGAAGACTATGCAGAGATCATAGCTCACGGCACTTTAGCTAGGATGTTCATGTCTCATGACAAGCCTTACACAGACTTCAAACTAGCTGCTGCTCGTCAAGCTCTGTACACTTCTGGATTGAATGTGGCTAGGGATCGCGCTCTGAAGAACTATGTGCGCGTTAGTAAGCATGTAAAAATTCGGAGAATCTAATGACGGACAAGATCAAGCTAGTTCAAGGTGATACGAAGCCTACCTTGATCTGCACACTAACAGACGAAACCACTGGCGATGCAATCAACATCACTGGTGCCACAGTCTTGTTAAAGTTCAGACAAGTTGGAGCTACCGTATTAACAGCCACAATTACTGGCGTGGTAACAAATGGAGCTGGCGGTGTCGTAGCCTTTTATTGGACTACAGAACCTACGGCACTTGATGGCCCACCCGGTGAGTACGAAGGCGAAATTGAAATCACGTTCCAAGACGGTTCAATACAGACTGTCTACGACTTACTAAAGTTTAAACTACGTTCGGAGTTCTAAGATGGGAGCGACGGTATCTTCCGTCCTCGCCTCAGCCCTAGTCTCAGAAGTAAGGGTAGCAAGCAGTATTAGTGTCCAAGCGGTGAATGTAGTCATCGAACGGGCAACGGCTTCGGCCTCTCTGTTTGCTGCTGTCGGAACCGCAACGGTATCAATAGAGTTACCGCAAACAGCGATTCAAGCTGCTTTGATAGAAGCCACATCCTATCTCGATGAGGCTGGATGGTACAAGCTCTATCAAGACGTAGTATCGGCAAACGATAGTATCTCCCTTTCTATAGAAAAACCAAGGGCTGATTCTTTCTCTAGCAACGATGCGGCGGCTAAAGCTGTTGAGAAACCATTCAGTGATTCCTATGGTTTTACTGATGTTATCTTAGTGACAATTGTCATACTAAGAAGTTTCTCTGACAGTTTTGCGATATCCGATACCAACATCATTGATGTAGATAAATCACTCTCTGATGCGGTTGACGCTACTGAGAGCTTGGCTAAGGACGTGGACAAACAATTGTCCGATGTGTCCATACTCAGTGACGCTCCGTCAAAGAGTGTAGCTAAACCTGCGTCCGACACCTTTGCAATAAGTGATAGTAATACAAGAAGTGTAGCTAAAGCAGTAGCTGATACCGTATCAACCTCCGACTCTGCGACGAAGAGTACATCCAAAGCACTACAGGATGCATCTATTCTTTCAGATGCGGCGGCTAAAGGTATGGCAAAGGCTCTCGTTGAAAGCTTTAGTGCATCTGATGTATTCACTAGGGTAGTACAATTCAATCGTAGCTTCAATGATACGAGCATCGTAACTGAGGCACTGAGTAAGCAGTTCAGTAGACCTCTGGCAGACTCGGCAACAATAACGGATGCCGACGCTAGGCACTATTACAAGAACGTAACTGGTGACTCTTTTAGCTTCTCAGAAAATGTGGTTGTACAAATTATTTCTGCGCAAGCTCAACTGCTTAACAATTATGTTCTGAACTTCTTCACTCTGAATGGCCCATAAGGAGATACCTAATGTTAACTGAGAACTTCAAGCTGAAAGGCGATGTCCTCATTGAAGTATTTGATCCCGTAACTGGTGATCTGAAAGACAAGCGCGAAATCCATAACCTAGTTGTTGATACTGGATTGGCATATATTGCTAGTCGCATGGTAGGAACAGCGTCAAGTGTTATGTCTCACATGGCTGTTGGCACTAGCGGCACTAGCCCAGTAGCAGGGAATACAACCCTAGGCGCTGAGGTTGCGCGTCAAGCATTGACATCAGGATCAGCAGCATCTAATGTTGTTACCTATGTTGCGTCATTTGGCGCTGGCGTAGGCACTGGTGCTTTGCAAGAAGCTGGCATGTTCAACGCTGGTTCTGGTGGCACAATGCTTTGCCGCACAACCTTTGCTGTTGTGAACAAGGGTGCGTCTGATGCTATGACTATCACTTGGACTGTAACCGCAGCTTAATAGGAGCATAACGAATGGCAATCAAATGGACTAACAATGCTAGTACTACTCTAGCAAGTTCCATCTCAGCCGTAGCTACGAGTATCACGGTTGCCTCCAGTGGCGGTTCACTGTTCCCTGTCTTGGGTGCTGGTGATTACTTTTACGCAACTCTTGTTGATTCATCGAACAACATCGAGATCGTAAAAGTTACCGCTCGTGTTGGTGATGTGATGACTGCGGTTCGCGGCCAAGAAGGAACATCTGCCAAAGCTTATGTTGGTGGTGACAAGTTTGAACTGCGCCCGACTGCTGCTGGTTTTGCTGCTGCAGCTGAGG